CAGAAGTGACGTTCGACCTCATCGACGCCCTGAAAGCAGTCGTGATCGCCGAGCCGCAGTACCACAACAGCAACTGACTATCGTCTGTTCTCACAGACCAGTGTCGGTTAACATCAATGTAAATTTGTCGCAGTAGAGATAAGAATGAACCATGAGTTTCGCCTACCCGTCGCGCTGTTCCCAACAGCTGCGCAAGATCGCCTGACGGAGGGTATGATCGCTGATTACTTCGGGCTAGACATCCGCCATGTCCGTGCGATGCTGATCTTCTCAAGAGATCTGCTCATTTCACGGGCTATCGAAGCTGGATTCGTTCCCCGCAATTGGGAGCCCAAGTCGAGGTATTATCACGAGGCGCTTGACGAATTGTCGCGCGCCATCATGGGCCATTGGTCTCGACTGCTGACGTCAGTTGAACGTGAAGAGAGGCGCCACGTTCAATTTGTTCTCCGTGTCATGCGCCGCCAATACTTCAACACACGCGAAGGAAAGCAACATGTCGTATAAGATGATCATCATTCCCGAAGGCTCCACTCTGCCCGAGGACCTCCACAGCATGTTCGCCAACGGCGACGACATCATCCAGAAGATCAACGCCTGCAAGGACGAGGCCAAGATCGTCTCTGTCAACACTCGTGAGCTGCAGATGCTCGTCGAGTATCGTGACCTCTTCGATGCTGAGCCCGTGGCGATCATCGGCATGCAAGGCGCGATGTACAACACCGTCTGGAACACGTACGTGTCCACGATGGAACGCACCACGCTCGATGCCTTCAGGACGACTCTTCGCGACAAGAACGATGATCGTTCTCGCGCCGGCACGGAAGCTATCGTCCGTCCCAACAAGGGTGAGCGACTCGCTCGTCTGCAGACGGCACCCGTCGTTACCACGACCAGTGCTGAACCCGCGGCCGAGGAGGGTGACTTCACACCCGAATGAGGTACGCAATACCCGACAAACAGGCGGACGCCTGGCGTGCTATCATTAGCACCGCAGGCTACAAGCGGCGAATGGCCGCCAAACGCTTGAACAAGGGGTTGCAGATTTACCCCACCATCTATTCCGATGACTCGAGATTCCTCGCTGTCATGCGGAAAACGGCACACAACCTGTCATCAATCAAGGTGACGGTTGACAAGTCAGGCGTACTCGGGCCGGAGGCTGTACCGGGTGACGCAAACGCACTTCTAACCACGGCCGGATACGGGATGAACCCAATCTCCGTGCCCCCAGTCTCGAACGCTGAGATTCGCAAGAAACTGAGCTTAGCCGATGGGTTCGTGACCGAGCGCCACAAGCGCATATTCGCGGACCTGTCGAAGTTCATGTTTGCTCGCTCAGCACCAGCTTCAGTCGGCATTCGCCGCGAAGCGAGTACTGGTGCACCGGATTATGTGAATGATCCGATCAAGAAGCACGACGAACTGAG